GTTGGTTACTGGGAACCTTCAGCCTTGAGTGCCTTAACTCCCCGCCCACCGCCATATCGGTGTAGGCTACGAACTGGGGTAGCAGGTAGTCCATCAGCTTTTGGAACTTCCCACCATCCAACCCGTCTAGGTCTAAGTCCATCATCAGGTAGAACTCCGCCGCCCGATGCCTAAGTTTGAGGTTGGGGTCTAACTCCCATATCCCTTTGGTTACTTCCTCCTTGCTTAGTTGTTTCTGTGCCGGGGAGGGTAGCTTGGGTGCTACCCCCACATCGGTCTTGGTTTCGGTAGTCCAAGTTATCTTCATATGCTGACCAACTCCAAGGTTTCAACGTCCACCTGGGATAGGAACTTCTGACCACATCCCCCACAGATACTATTTGGGTGTATCCTGACGGCCCAGAATGAGGTTGACCCATCCTTGTTATCAGGCGTACAGGCACAGGCAAACTTCTGTTTCTTGTTGACCTTGGGTGCCGCTTTCTTGGTTGGCATCGGCACTACGAGTTCCTCTACCTCAAGGGTGGAGGGTGGCAGAGAGGGTTCTACGTGTACGTCTACCACCGGGGTATCATCCCCGCCTACCATCACGTCCCCGATAAGTCCCTCCGTATCGTCTGGTTCAAACAACTCCGTTGCCAGGTCAGGGCGTCCAATCTTCTCCAGCGTGTTACCAAACTCCTTGTAGAACCCGATGCTATCCCCGTTGGTCTTGGTCTTGATTCCGAATCCCCTCATGCAGTCCCGAAATGCCTTGGGGTGATACCAAGACTTGGAGTCGTGGTACACCTCTGAGGCTATATGCGTGGCGTTATGTATCAACGCCACCACCGTCTCAAGTTCTGTCAGGTCTTGCCGTAGGTCTATGTGATGAGGGAGGCTGATACCATCCCCCTCCCAGTGGTACATCCCGTCCTTGTGTACCCGTCCGGAGGCGTTGAACCCTATCACCGGGTCAGGTAACTTACCCTCAAATAGGTGGGTGTTGATGGTAAGAAACATCCGATTGGCGGACATCGCCTGCTTGTTGTACCTCCACTCTGAGTTGGATTCCTGATTCTCTTGTACCTGTTTGTTCAGGCTTTTCATACTATCCCTCCCATATTGCTTTGACTGTATACCCGCTGTTGTTGGTAGCTATCATCAGGTAGTCGCAGAATCGGTTGTCCTTGTCTACCACCTTGCAAGCCTGGGTGTAGCCATCATGGTCTGCTACCTTACGGGCTAAGTCAGCGTCCGATAGGTTCTGGTGTTCACCATAATCGGTGACACTGTAGACTAAACCCAACCCTAGGTATTGCTCATTGAATGAGGCCGGGCGTTGGCTACGGTACACCTTGAATACCAACGTCCGGAATATGCCATCGGGTAGGCTACTGTACCTATCCTCCGTTTGGTACCCCGTACCGCAACGGCAAGGCTTCATGTTTCCGGTATCCAAGTATTGGTGTCCGTTTTTTCGGGTAGTCCCGCAATCGGGACATACCCTACCGGGGAGACGGCTCACCACCTTGCCGTACTTTGGGCAAGGCCGAATGTCTCGTACCTCCCGTTGCCCTTGACATGAGGAACAAGGCCGTTCTCCGTACTCTAGTATGTTGCCTACCCTTTGCATCTATTCTCCCTCCGGATTTGAGTTTAAACTCAAACATTCCTCGATTATGTCCAACTCCCTGATGTTTTCCTCCGTTAGGTCTATAAGGTCATCCATGATTACTTCCCTCCGTTCTCTTGTTTAGTGCCTTGCCTGTTTAGTTGCACCATACCGGGCACCATTCCATGATGCCCGGAGGGGTAGCAGCTAACGCCTGGGGAATGTCATCCGCCGTCCGGTAAATTCCAGCGTCTCACCTTGAGGTATGACTACGTACCATTTATGGTTCTTCTGGTATACCTGATAACCTAACCCGAATTGATTACTCGCTTGATTCATCCGTAGTTTGGTGGTTGCCGTTTCCCAACCTCCCGTATTGAGCGTGATGTATAGGCTATCGAATTGCACAACGTCGGTATTGTGGTACCAAACATAGGTGTACTTTCCCAGGTGTTCTACTTTGGTTGCCGTTCGTCCGATAGTTTGAGTCTGTGACATTTAATTTCCCTCCTGTATTGGGCAATCTTCCAAGGTGTGCCAGTCGTTAGCGTTTTCATGGGTGGCGTAGCTTGACTCATAGAGTCCGAATTTAACTGGCATCTTGAAGTCTTCCGGTCTAGTCTTCCAAGTCTGAGTTTTACCGCTACGCCGTACCGCCGTGATGTTGACTCGCTTGCCACCACGAGGGCCGATATGTACGGTGCAATCGTGCCTCCCGGTGTAGTGTAGGTTGTCCGCTGTTAACGCTTGATTCTTAGTTATCACGGTATATCCTCCGTTTATATATTCGTCGCTTTGTTGACGTAGTGCGCGGTCTACGTTGGGCACATGCCCGGTTATGTAGGGTGAGCCTATACGGAGTGTGCTTTCCCGCTCCGTAGGATGGGTCTGGTAAGGTTCAAATTGTTCCTCCGATGTGAAGATAGCCTTGCGTTACCCACTACCCGTGTCTGCTCCGGATGTACGTGAGATATACTTGGGAAGCCTTGCGGAGAACCCGCAACATGTCCACTATATGTCCGCTTGCGTGCTGTACTTGATGGACTCCGCATTGTCTAGCCTCCGTTTGGTCTAGTACCCTAGTGAATCTAGCCTGTCAGGCTCACGCCGTAGCGGCCTAGTTGGTTTGATTCACTGCCGGTATTATGCGCTTCTGTTTAGCATATGTCAAGCATCAATTTGCTAGGCACGAAATAGGGCATTTCACGCCTAGCATTTGAGTTTAAACTAAAATATGGATTTAAAATCCGCATATGGTAGAATCAGGCATAGCCTATACAACATATAGTAGGTAGATATGAGCCTCACGCCCAAACAGCATATATTTTGCGATGGCATACTTTCCGGATTGAATCAATCGGACGCCTATAGGGAAGCCTACAACGTTGACGGCATGATGCCAGCCACCATTCACAATGAGGCATTCAAGCTTATGGCAAACCCTGAGATAGCCACGAGCATTGAAGCTTCAAGGCAACACCGTAGAGTGTGGACTCTAGCCCGTATCTTGGAAGAAGCGGACAGGAACCTGCAAGGGGCGCAAGAGTCTGGGCAATGGGCGAGCGCAAACGGTGCGCTTGCGTTCATTGGGAAGGCATCAGGCACGATTGTAGACCGTCCCACGCCTGAGACTGTCAGCATCACACGTGTGACTGTAGTTCTGGATTCAGGCGTGGATTTGAGTTTAAACTCAAACGTAGCAGCGAGCCTAGCCGAGCCTAGTGTAGAGGCTAGCCTAGAGGCTGGAATCGAGCCTGACGGCACCACAGCTTCCTATTAAAGCAACCGAAGGTTGCTGGCGTGTGCGGGCGGGCGCATCATGCGTAGGCGTAGGGGGGGTACCCCACCCCCGGCAAGGCTTAACGCCTGCGCACGTACCTTGTAAGATAAGCCCCCACAATTTTGGGCCATGAAGCCTTTTCAGGACAGGGTGCGGACAGTCCTAGGACAAACTGGACATGTCCCAGAGTTGAGTTTAAACTCAAACCGCCAGTTATTAGCACTTTGGAGGACTATGGCCGCTAAGAGTGAGAAGCAGAGAAGGTTCATGGGGGCTGAATTGGCCCGTAAGAAGGCCGGGCAGCCCACCAAGACGGGCATGAGTGCCACGAAGCTGCGCCATTACGCCACCAGGGCTAGTAAGAGGGGGAATAAGTGAATGAGGCTGCTGTAGCGGTCCTTGAGGAACACCCTCCTGGCTATAGGCTCTCTGACGGAGAGTTGCAGCTAAGGTTTCATCCGGGACAGACGGCTACTTGGGTCAGTGAAGCCCGTGTGGTGGCTATGCTGGCCGGTACGCAGAGCGGTAAGACCTCTTTCGGGCCTTACTGGCTGGAAAGGGAGATACAGAGGAAGGGTTTGGGGGATTACTTGGCTGTTACGGCCACCTTTCCTCTGTTGAACCTCAAGATGCAGCGGGAGTTTCTCCATGTGTTCCAGAACTGGTTCAATCTGGGGGTCTGGAGGGCCGCCGATAGGGTGTTTGAGAGTTACGAGAAGCACCACGGGGGTCCCGCTTGGAGGGTTATCTTCGGGAGTGCCACCAATCCTGAGTCTCTGGAGTCGGCCACGGCTAACGCCGCCTGGTTGGACGAGGTGGGCCAACACCAGTTCCAGCATCAGGCTTGGGAGGCTGTTCAGAGACGGGTATCCCTTACTCAGGGCCGCATATTATGTACCACCACCCTCTATGAGTTCGGTTGGTTCAAGACCGAGGTCTATGACCCTTGGGTACGGGGGGATACCGATGTGGATGTCATCCAGTTTGATAGTAAGACCAACCCCGCCTTCAGTCAGGAGGCGTATGAGCGGGCCAGGGCCAGCCTTCCACGCTGGAAGTTCGACCTGTTCTATAGAGGGGTCTATACGAGGCCCGCTGGCATGATATACGACTGCTTTGATGAAAGTACGTGCGTGATTCCCAGATTTGAGATACCGAAGGAGTGGCCCAGATACACGGGACACGACTTCGGGCCCACCAATACGGCTGCCGTATGGTTCGCTCAGGACCCTGGAACGGGCTTCCTTTATATGTACCGGGAATATCTGGACGGGGGTATCAGTGCTTTCGACCACGCCCAGCGGTACAAGAATTACAGCGAGGGAGAACGGGTACTGAGGCGGGTCGGAGGCTCCAACACGGAAGACGGCTGGCGTGAGAGTTTCACGGCGGCGGGATGGCCCATACAGAAGCCCCGATTACAGGCGGTGGACGCAGGCATAGACCGGGTATACGGGTGGATGGCCCAGAACAAGCTATTCGTCTTCAAGGACTGTTCTCGTTATCTTGACGAGGTACTGTCCTATTCAAGGGTACTGGATGACCTGTATAATCCAACCGATAAGATAGATAGTAAGAGTTCTTACCACTTGATGGATGCCACCCGTTACATACTGGGGGATTTCTCCCCGGAGCGGGCCGAAGTCAGACAAACGGTGAAGGTGGTCCAGCACTGATGACTAATAATGTGGGGAGAGCGGCGGAAATCATAGCGATGGTGGACCAGAAGGAACTGGATTCCTCCCGGTTGCACGAACGCATGGACGAGGATTACGGTCTCTGGAGGCTGGACAGCTTCAGCCACGACCAGCTTACCGGATATCAGAAGTACACCAGCAACGACCCCCGTACCCTGGGCAGGAAGGGCGTAAGCCTCCTGTCAGGGGCCTCTATGACGGTACGTGTCCTTCAGGGGAATGACGATAGAGGAGACCGGGAGCAGGACAACCGCAAGGAACAGTTCATAAGGGGTAACTTCCGGGCCAATGACGAACGTCTGGTCATGGCGGGAGGCATCCCTCTCCGTAGTTTCATCTCCTGGTGCGTCATGGTACGGGGATACACCACCGGGCGTTGCCTTCTGAACAAACGGGATAACCGGGCGTGGGCCGACGCCACCCCGTGGGACCCCAGAGAGGTCACATGGGAGTTCGGACATGATGGGTTGATGTGGATTTGCCACAAGACGGTGATATGTCCCGCAGCCATACGTTCGGAGTATCGCAAGGAATTTGAAGGGAACGACTCCGACGGCATAGTCAAATACGATTACTATGACCGGGAACGTAATATCGTTATAATCCCGGCGATACAGGAAGCCCCGGTGAAGAACGAACGCCACGGAATGGTGGACGGGTTCGGAGAACCAAGGGTCCCCGGCTGGGTAGTGGCCTCTTCGGCCCAACCGATGATAACCACACGTCCGGAGGGGAGCCACACCACGGACGTATCCGCCCTTACCGACGCCTGGACGGACTACGGGGAGTCCATCTACGCCGATAACAGACAGCTTTATGCGGACGACAACTTCGTCATGTCCATAAGGAAGGAACTGGCCTACCGGAGCCTGAAACCCGTGTTCGGCATCCGTAGCCGGGACGGCGTGAAGCTGGTTGAGGGCGACCCTTTCCAGGCTGGAGCGGAGATTCCCCTGGCGGAAGGGGAGGAACTCATCGTCTACCCATTCCAGACCTCCGCACCGGACATCAACCCCATGCAATCGGTTATAAGTGCGGAGAAACAGCGTGGTGGGTTCTCTTCCATCACCTTCGGGGACACCCCATTTGCCATATCGGGCTTCGCCATGCAGACCCTGAAGGCGGGAGACACGGCGGACAAGGTTGAGCCCTTCCTTCATAGTGAACAGACCGCTTTGAAGATGATAGCCAACGCCTGGTGCGACCATTTCCAGACCCGTGCCTTCCCTCCGATACAGATAAGCGGTCAGGGGTCTAATAGACGGTGGTTCTCGGCCAATATCACACCGGAAGACCTCATGGACCTGGATGAACCCATCATCCAACTGACCCCCATAC